CCCCTTGAGCGAGGCCCCCGAATTGACCTCGAAAACTCGACACCGCGCCACCAAGCGCGCCGCCTAACTGCGTAAACGCGCGCGCCGCTCCTACGCCTTGAAGCTGTCGGGCTCCCGCTTCACGCGCGGCGGTGTCGATGCCTGCAATAAAGCGCGCCGCGCTCTCCTCGTCGATGCTGAGACCCTCCGCCGCGATGCGCTGCGTGTTCTGGGCGATCACGCCGAGAAGCTGAGTCGCTCCCGCGCCCGTAAGACCCATGCCCGACGCGCTACCGAGGAGCCGGTTTGCGAGACTCATCGAGCCTCGTGTTCCCGTTCGCGCGCCTCCACCGATCGCGCCGCCACGAACAAAGCCCCCGAGGGCGCTCGGGTCGATGCCTCTTAACGTCGCTTGTGCGAGGAAGTCCGAAGTCGAGCCGATCATGTCGCCGCCGAGTAAATCCGTTCGGGCTCCGATCGCTCTTGAGAACGCGCGAAGCGCTCCCACGCCTTCGAGTCCCGAGATTCCGAGTCGCTCGAAGCGGCTCCGCGCACCACGCACACCCACAGCACCACTCAAAGCGAGCTCGGTTTGAGGACGCTCGAGCGCCGTGACTTGTCCGAGTCTCTGCGCTCTTTGAGAGATCGCGCCCCCGAGTAGACCCCCGACGAAGGGGATCCCCGCCGCGAGTCTCTGAGAGCCGAAAGCCCCCGCGAGCGAGCCTCCCATCGCGCCGAGTGATTGCGCTACCCCCGCAGAGCCACCTCCGCCGAAGAGCCCTTGAGCACCAGAACGGAGAATTGAGGGGGTCGCGTCCACAAGGCCCCTACCGACTCCGAGAGCATAAGCCCCCGCTCTCTGTGCAAGCGTCGGAGGTGGCTTATAATTCTGTGCAATCGCGAGCGCGCGCGCTTGATTCGCTTCGGAGATCGCGCGCCCTTGAGCCGCGAGTGCGTCGAGCTCCGTGCGTGGTTTCCCTCCCGCGAGTGACCCGAGCGCCGTCAAACCTTGCGCGTCTGTGAGCACGGGAGGCCCCTTCGGGGCGACACCTCGAACACCCCTCGGGAGAAAACGCCCTTTCTCGTCTCTCTCAAGGGGGCCTTTTGGCTCAGGCTCGGGAGGCGGCGGAGGTTTCGCGGGAGCGGGAGGAGGCGGCGGAGGCTTCGCAGGTGCAGGGGGCGGCGGTGGTGGTTGCGTCGCTTGTTGCGTCGCTTGTTGCGCCGCTTGCGCGGTGCGCTTCATCGCTCGCTCGCCGGCCTCGCCTACGCGCTGAAACGACTCCTCGAGTTTGCGCGCTGCCGCCTCGACCCTCGAGTCGTCGATCGTGACCGTTATCTCTGAGCTGTGTTTTTGTTGACTCATCCCCGTCTCCTCTGTTGCCAGAACTCGCGCTCCCATTGATCACCGACCGCGTCACCTGTGGAGCTGGGTGCGTTGTCGCGGAGGCTTACGGGGGCTCTCTGGGTCAATCTCTCATATTGTTCATCGTCCAACGTCAACAAGTACCGCGTAAGGCGATCAATCTCCGAAGCAGAATCAGAGAGCGGGGGGAGTGTGTGCTGAAGAAACGCGAACTCGGGGCGCTCCCTCTCCGCCTTCACTCGCCGCTCGAGATCCGCGAAACCACGCGAGCGCGTGGCGCTCCACCTCCCCTCGTATCGCGAAGAGGAGATCGTCGTCCTCTTGCGCCCATTGATTCAGCCAATCCGGAAGATCAACGAGGTGAACGGACAACGTCGCCAGAGCCGCAAAGCGCGCTTGAGCGTACTCGCTTAGCTGCGCCCACGGGACACCCGCGAGGATCGCGGCTCGTCGATCGATGAGCGTGCGTCCGTCACCGTCAGGAACGCGACACACGAGCGCCTCATCGAAGCGTGAGCCGTCGGGCGCTGTATAGCTGATGTTGAGCAATGTCTCGCGGGGGATGAGTTCGTCGCTCTGCGGTGCTTTGTCGAGTTGTCTCAAGTCCATGTGTTACGCCCCGCGCTCGTCAAAGAGTCGTCGAGCTTGGAAGCTCGCGTTGACGGTCACGATAGACCCCGCTTGAACTTGCCAGCTTCGCGACTCGCACCGCGCGCCCTCAACCCTCCACACGGGCACATCTGAAACTTGATCATAGACTTCAAGCGTCAGCTCGGGGAAGTTGACGACTTCCGCCGTACCCCCTCGAGGCATGACCCCGAGCTCTTGGATCGAAGTATTCGTGATCCGCACAAAGTCCGCGTTAAGTGATACGACGCGAGACACGGGGACGAGCTCTTGAGAGTCGATGTTTCCGAGTACGTCGACTCTCTGGTGAGTGATGCTCTCCGATGCTGAGACCCCAGTCGCGAAACCGATCTCAACCCCGTTTACGATGAGCTTAGCGCGAGCGCCTGAAAATACGGGTTCAGCCATTTTTAAAACCTTTGTACAGTGACATCAAGTCGAATGAAGTTGAGCGGCTCGACGGCGGCGACGGTATAGCCGATGATCAAAGTATCTCCGCCGTCTTGAACGACGACATCTTTATAGGCCTTGATCAAGCCGTCTTGTACCTGTCGATTGAGTCGGCTTTGTGCGAGGCTCTTGATTCGGTTCGCGGTGAGTGCGCGGTTTGCGTCACCTACGAGGCGATCAAGCTCGGAGCGTAGATCACGGATTGACGCGTTGACGCTCTCATTTGCGCTCACCTCTGAGTAAATCGGGTTGTCGTCTGTTTGGTATGTGGTTACGCTACGCTCAACACGGTAACCCAGAGCGCCGAGACTCAGAGACACAACCCCCGCGAGGATTGCATCGACGGCTTGAGTGTCGCCGTTCCATGCTCCGCTAACCTCGTTAACTCGGGGACGCTTGCGAGTCAGGGGCGTCGCGATCGGTGTCCCCGCTTGCATCGCTGCCAGCATCAAGGAGAGATAGAGCGGGGAGAGTGTCTCGCGGACACCATTCGGGCGCGTGACGTTGATCGACTGACCCACAATCGCGATGTTTCGATCATTGAGGATCTTTGTATATTGGCTCTCAATGTTCGCGAGACTGGTGTTCGCGGGAGCGGAGACCCACGCGTTACGCTCTCGACCTGCACGCGCCGCGAGAGGGAGATGCTTCTTGATCTCTTTGTGTTGATCAATGTTCGAGGTCCACCCGACGAGGATCTGAAGGTCACTCGCCTCGATGGTCGCGAGCGCGGAAGTCCAGTCGCTGAGACTCGACGCGGAGGACGTGCCCCCCTCGAGACGCCGCGTCACTGAAGCCGCGCCGCCGCTCTGAGCAAGAGGCTTTGTACCTCCGCTCGCGCGCTCTACAGACACAAGCCGCGAAGAGCTGAGCGCCTCAATCACCGCGTAGAGATCCGCGCGAAAAGTGGCCTTATTTCCGAGACCTACGATTGAGCCGCTCGGGATCGCGTCTATCTCGTTCGCGGGATACGAGCGCCCCGCGTCATAGGTCGCCGTGAAACCTGAGAGCGCATTAAGCGCCGTCACCATCTCGGAGAGTGAAGCGTAGTCACTCGGGTCGATGCTCAAAGATCCTTCGATGTCGAACGTCCCCGCGTAAGCGGTATCGTCGGAAGAAACAGAGATCGACGTGATTGAGGAGTAAGTGTTCGCGGTCGTCTGCTCGACATCGTTCCCCGTGGGGAAGGTGAGCGTCTCCGTAACCACCGCCCCCGCGTCACTCAATCCGTTAATTACGAAGGTGAGCGGCGACGTGTGCACGGCGGAGGACGGAGTTACGTCGAGCGTGCTACTGAGTGACATATCACTCACATCTACGCTTAACGATCCGTTATTCATCGCGCCCGTTTGCTGACTCCATGAGAGCGAGAGCGCAGAGCGCGAAGCCGCGAGGGTGACGAGGGTCAACAGAGAACCCGCGTAATATACCGAGGCGAGGTCACCACTCTCGATCCCCTCAAAGATCTCCTCGAGGGAGTCGCGGTTTACTGTAACCTTTGCTTGATCCGTGTTCTCGTTCTCGACTTTGATCGTCGCTCTATTTCCCCTCGGGCCATAGAGTTTACTTTTCACGCTGAGCGCGTTTCCACCGTCGGCGTCCAAAAGCACCGCGCTCGCTTGGGTCGTGGGCTGCACGTTCAAGAAGCTCAAAGAAGCGACGCCAGCGGGGACGCGCTCGTCTTCGCTTGGGTTGAACGCGATCGACCCGAGGAGCGCGAGTTCGGGATCCGTTGGATCATACGCGACGAGATCACTCGCACTCGTAAACGCGAGCGCTTCACTCTGTTTGAACGTGGGGAAGTCACCCACGATGCAAAGATTCCCCGTACTCGGTTCTTGACCTCCGAGCGAGGAAGCGTCGACCGCCGCGTAAACTGCGGGACGGTAGACTTTTAAGCCGTTTAAATTCAATGATGCAGGCATCTAAAGCCCTCCTTTTTTC